CAGCACGTAGATCGAGGTAGCCGTAGTGCCGCCGCCTGTCGCAGCCTCGGTGAAGCCGAGGGTCTGGAACAGGTCAGCGTTGGCGTCAGCAATCAGGATCGGGAGGTCCTGGTACTGCGTCACCTTTCGGCCGAACTCGTCCTGAGTGTAGGTGATGAAACCACCGACGCCTGTGTTGCGGGACGCCGCCGTGAGGCGGCGCCGCATCGCCTTGCTCATGAGCAAGTGCGTCGGAGCGTCGACAGTGTCGATCACCTCATCAAGCTTGTTGAGCGAGAGAGGGTCGCCGCCGGAGGTAGCACCGTTGGAGACCACTTGGGCTCCTGTGAGGCGCACCTGCAAGCCGTCGAAGCTCTTCGGCAGGGTGATGGAGTCACCCTTGATGACGGCATTGCTGTAGTTGTGAGACAGCGCCTTGAGCTTCATCGCCTCATGCGCTGCACGCTGGTCGGCGCCCATCGTTCGCACGATGAACTTGTCGACGTCAAGGTCCCCGCCAGCGATGCACAGCTGCTCCGTCTGCGGGTTGATGACGCCCGTCGACTCCGAGTAGCCTTCGTTGAGGCCACGGAAGCCGATGCCAGGAAGGGTGTCCTCCTGGTTGTACTTCAGAGCGTTGCCCGGGATGTTCTCGAATGGGAGCACCCGGAGGATGTCGCTCTGCATGGCGAACAGCTCGATGATGGTGGCTCGGAGAGTCTCTCCGCTCCTCATCTTCGCTGCTTCCAGTAGAGTCAGGGCCATTGGGTAGATGCCTCCTTAGGCATTCTGTCCCGGTGCTGGCGCCCTTCGGAATTGCTTCAGGCGCTCAGCCGGGCTCGTGATGTTCTTGAGGTCACCATTTTGAGAAGCATTTCCGGCGCCTCCTGCGCCAGCGGCCCCACCTCCTGTGGTGCCGGGTGCGCCACCGCCTGTGGCGCCCGATCCTTTGTATGCCGCCGGGAACTGCTTCTTGAAGTGCCCCGTGAGGAGCTCCTCAAGCGTCATGCTCCCAGTTGCGCCAGGTTTCTTCGACACGATCGGGTCGCCGTTCGCGTCGACGACTTGAATGGCAGCCTTCCCAGTTGCGTCATCCAAGGTGACTTTGACCATCGGGTGGACGTGCGGGAGCAGCAGCTCAGCGTCGCCGCCAACTTCCTTGCGACTGAGGATCTCACGCGTCGAAGCATCGACTAGCAAGCGCCTGATCTCGGCTTCGCGCTTCGCGATCTTCCCGCTCGTCTGGTCTTCGACTTGCTTGACCTTGTCAGCGTACTGCTTCTCGATGGAAGCGATCTGCGCCTTGACCTTGTCGTCTGGAGTCCAAAGCTTCATCTCCTCGACGCGAGTCTTCAGGGCAGCGACCTCTTCAGGCTTCATGTCGCCGATAGCCTTCTTGAGGTCCGTCGCTTCTTTCTCCCACTTCTCGCGACGCTCGCGCTCCGTGCGAGCTGTAGCCTTGAGCCCTTCGATGTGCTGGAACTCCCACCCGTCTACAGGCTCAAGGTCTGCGTAGAACCGCTTGTCCTCTCCCTGCTTGAACTCCTTCCGCTTCCAGTCCTCGGCCGGCAGGGCTGCAAACTCGGCCTCGGTCAGGATACCCTTGAACGTCATCTGACTACCTTTCTTCGCTCGTTGTTCGTTGCTGCCTAGTATCCGATGCTGCCGCGCGTCCTCCTAGGGGACCCGAGGCGGACCATCTTTTTGCCCAGGCGCTTCCCCGGACGGTTCTTGCCCGGGTTCTTCGTCGTCCGCCGCACCCGCTTGCTTCGCTTCGCCATCTTTCGCCTCCGCCTGCTTCTTCATCAGGTCGTCTTGTCGTTTCCGAGCTTCCTCTTCTTCCTGATCGAGGAGCTCCATGATCTCTTTCACGTCATCGTCCTCCCTGAGGAGGCCGCGAGCTTTGATGTTCTTGAGGTACGTCTCCCTCGGGATCTCTCCTTCTTTGCGAGCAGCAAGGAGGGCTGCGATGTCTGTCTGAGACCGGACGGCGATCTCGAAGTCATCGAACACGTCGACCTCTAGGCTGTCCTCTCCCTGCGTGTCGATCTCCTCGCCGATCCACTTGCCAGACATCACGATGGCGTCTTTCAGCGCTTGCTCAAGCTTGCGCACCCAAGACTTCGCCGTGACGACACTCTTCTGAGACTCCTTGACCTCGGCTGTCGCAGTCACGCCAGGAGTGCGCTGGAGGAGCGGCTGCAANCCGATGATCTCCATCCGTCGCTCAATCCTGTCGACTTCCTTCTCGAGCGACCCAATGCCGGCGCCTGAGTGCTCGACGTAGCGGATGTCGGCTTCTGTGTTAGTAGTGCGGATGGCCCTGTTCGGGCCGATCTGGATAGGCCCAGCTTCCTCGTCGTCGCGCAAACCTTTGATGAGCATCATCGCGATGCTCACGTACCTGAGAATGTTGCGCTGGTCGCTGTATGACTGCCAGTGAGCGAGGTTCTGCTCCGCGAGCTCCTTCAGCGGAGGAGACGACTCCATGAACCCGACCATGTTCAGCGGCAAGATCACGAGCGGTATGCCAGGAAACGTGTGCTGCAGCTTCTGGGCAGGCGCGAAGACTCCCTTCTCGTCGTCCTTCTCGCGCCACACCTCGACGCTGCCGCGCGTGAGCTCAGGTCCAGGCTCAAGGCCCATGGCTCGCATCTCGTCTGCTTCCTCTTGCGACATCTCAGGGGCATTGACGACGCGGATGTAGTTGACCGTCCTGTCGCCGTACTTCCCGACTGGCTCAGAGCGAGTCTCCGTGAAGCGCAGCTGCTTCAGCTCCATCTGGCCAGTCTTCGCGTTGCGCCGCTCGCGCCACCCGATGATCTGCGGCACCTCGAGCAAGATCCAGTACGGCCTTGCTCCGATAGACATCTCTTGCTCCAGCGTCAAGTCGAGTGGCACAGTCGGGAAGTCGANGTAGATGCAGGAGTGCCCGTACTTGATCGCCGAGCGCAAGAACTGCATCGAGAAGGCAGTCATCGGCGTCTTCTGGTAGTCGACGTCATCGACGAGCACCTTCAAGCGTTCCGGCAAGGCATCCTGGCCGACTACTAGCTGCTTCTGGAACGGCTTCCTCGACAAGTCGTCCAACACCGTCGTTAGGCCAGGATACAAGAACGACCGCCACAAGCGCACCAAGTACGCATCCGGCTCCTCCTTGGTCTCCATCGGGAGCCAGCGAGTAGCCTTGTCGATCATCCTGTCTCGACCGCCGTCGAGGTCGTCAATCAGCTCGTTCCTCTCAGCCATGCGGTCGTACGCCATCGACGTGACCGCAACGTTGTCGCCATCCTTCTGCGAGCCACGGCCCCATAGCCGGACGGAGTAGGACTGGTACGTCTTGCCGCTGAGAGACACTAGTGAGGAGACAGGCATAAGCTCACGCGATGAGCAACTTGGCTCCGAATGCCAGCAAACCTTGGATGACGCCCATGATCTTCGCGTTGGCTTCTTCCATGCCAGCAGCTGTCTTGATGCCTGCAAACAGGATCACGTTGTCGCGCTCGACGCGGACAGCCATCGCAAAGCCAGGCTTGCCGACTTCCTTCGACAAGTGTTCAGCGCGCATCGAAGCGTAGGCAGCAACCTCCTTTGCGGACTTCTTGATGGTAGTGCCAGTCTCCTTGAGCGCGTCCTTGAGGATCTGCAGGATGTCGTCTTTGATGTCTGTCATGAGAACTCTCTATTGGATGGACAGGTCGTCGATCGCCTTGCTGAACTGCAGGATTCGCTCCATGAACGACTCCTTGATGCCTTCGCTGACTTGGCCGTCGTCGAACCGGTCCTGGACTCCACGCTCAGCCCACGAGCGGAGAGGCGGCCACTCCATCTTCACTTCGATGGAGTCCTCGTCTTCGATCGCAGCGTCGAGCTCCTTCACATCACCTTGTGCTGCTGCGAGCTGCAATGCGTCGATGTCACCGTCGTTGAAGCCATCCTGCAAGCCACGCAAGACATCTTGCTCGACGCCAGGATTCTCATCCGTCCCATCCCAGGAGTGCTGGATTGGAGCGAAGAGCGCGTCGTCAGGTCCTGCTCCCAGCGATGGGCATGAGAGCAAGAAGAAAGCTGCCACAGCTACTGACACCACGATGGTAGACCATATGATGATGTTGCGCGTCTTTGACGTCATATTGAGCTCTCCCTTCTTCACGGTGCTGCCAGCCACGCGGCGTACTGCGCCGGATAGGCCGGCGCGCCTGAGCCAGAAACGTACAGGTACAGGATGTTCGTGACGCTCCCACCAGGCTGCATCGTCACGGCAATGTGTGTTTCGCCTGGCGGCGCTGCGCCAGCTCCGATCAGGGTGCCCACGCCGTCGTAAAGTTCGATCTGCGGCGCGAACGCGATCGCCTGGATGTGGACCGCCTGTCCTCCTTTGTAGACCAAGAGGTACTCGTCCACGTCGCCCGCGCTGGCGAGCGAGGCATCGCGGAACGGGTAGCCTTCGAGCAGCCACTTCAGGCCGTTGCCTGGGAGTGCGACGGTACCGAGCAGCACTACCATCGCGGCCACTATGAGGACGCGCGTCACAGCGCCGCCCCCGCCGCGATGATCTTGTCCACAGTAGCTTGAGCTGCCGAAGACCAATTCTTCTCGTATCCGTTGCGCGCGAGCGTGATCGTCTTTCCAGCGGCGTCTTGCACGCGGAAGTTGCCAGTCACGTTGATGATCTTGACCGGACGGTCGTCAAGGAGCGCGATGCCAGGGCCGCCCTCTCCAGAAGTAGCTTCGAAGTTGGCACCGTCGATAAGGAGCGGACCGCTCGGGTTTGGCGTGATGAACGACTCGACGCGCACGCCTTCGATGGTCTTGCCTTCGAGGTGCGAGAGCGATCCCATGCGGAAGTCGCCGCCAAGGATCACCGCACCGTAGCAAGCGCCGATCAGGAAAGCACCATGGGAGTACTTCTGCATGGTGTCGTCGAGGAGCAAGTCCTTGAACAGCAAGTGGTGCTTGAGGACGCGGTTGTAGCTGTGCGCTTCATCAGGTCCGCCTTGCGCGCTGAAAGCTTTCCAAGCCTGCGACGTGCGCGTACCAGTCCCACCCTCAAGGGAGTGGCGCGCATGGTCGACAGCTTTGTTGTTGCGCAGGATGATCATCCCGCCGTCGATGTACTCAGCAAGGGTGATGCCGTCACGCTCACGCTGGGCGAGCTGGAAGACCTGTGAGCCGGCGCGGTAGCTGTAGCAATTCTGCCGCAAGTAGCACAGCTCCCACAGGCCTGCTCCGCCAATGGGCTCTATGTAGTCGTCGTGCTCACTCGGGCCTAGGAGGTCTGAAACGAACGAGACGCGCAGGTTCTTCCTGACCTTGTGCGGGCGGTGGTGCCACTTGTCGAGCTTCTCGAGGATAGCGTTCTTGATCGTGATGTCCTCGGCGACTCCCTTCTGACCAGACGCCACGCCCTGCGAGCCAGCGTAGAAGCCTGACTGCGTGGAAGTCATCTTGAAACCTTGCAGCGTCGCGCCTGCCTTGTAGTCAGGAATCAGGTCGTAGATGCTGCCATCCTTCGTCGGACGGCCGGCACCGTCTACAGGCTTGAACACCCACTTCAGCAGCGTCGGCTCAAGCGCGGCAGGACAGCCGTAGACGAGTGAAGGAGTAGGATCGGGAGGCGGAGGCGGTGGAGGAGGCTCATACGCGACGGCGAGGCTCGCTGCCTTGGTCATGTTCATGTCAAGAGTCGTCCAACCCGCCTCGAGCTGCTTGCGCCCGCTGTCGCCGTTGACGATGCAAGCTGGAATGCCAGGATCCGGCACTTTGAGGCATTCTCCTGCCAACGCTGAGCCAGAAACTTTCAGCTCGTTCAGCGCCTTCTGGAAGGCCGCTTTCTTGAGGTCTGCGTCTTTGATCGCCGCATCGAGCTCAGGCGTGCTAGTCATCAGAGTATGGTCTCCACTCGCGTGAACCTGTCGACCGCCGGATGCTTCTCATGGATCAAGTACCCATAGCCGTCGGTCAAGTGCGTCAGCATCATGTCGTAGTTCTTGTCAATCTCTCCCTTCTCGTTGCCGACGACACCTTCGAAGTCATCGATCGTGTTGGGGCAGTCGACGCAGTCGATCAGCCACCGCACGAGGCCATCGTGCCCGAGCAACCTAGCGTTGACTGAGTTGATCCTGGCTCTCTGAGCCGGGTGAGCTTTCGCCACCCTGTAGCGAACGCGCCACTTTGGCATCTTCGAGAATTCCTTGCGGACGATGTCCCAGTCAGAGCCTTCGACTTGAGACGTAGCTCGCGCGCCACCAGCCGGGTCGCCGTAGCAGTAAACCAGCCCCTCATGCTCAGACCAGCGATCCATGAGCTCATGGCACACGCGCCGCGTGTTGCTGCCGTTCTCAATCCACACTTCGCCGAGCGTCATTGTGATCGGCTCAGAGCGGCAGACTTGCTGGTTCCTGCCGCGGTACATCTGCTCTTGGCCGTAGCCCGCAGTGCCAGGAGTCACGTTGTAGTCGAACGAGAACTCCAGCGGCTTGGACGGCTCGTAGTGCAGCTTCTCGGCTGCATGCACCGTGCGCTCAAACGGCCAGTAGACTTTCCCTTCGTAGGACTCGAAGCTCCCTTCGTACTCCATCTTGTAGGTGACAGGGTCGAGGACCCGTCGAGCCTCCTCGATGAGCGAAGGAGAAAGGATGTCAGCGCTGAACCAAGAGAAGTCGTCCCACTCCTCGTTGGCGGAGTCCTGCGCGTGCTGGACCATCCGCCAGTAGTGGTTGCGGCCGACTGGCTTCCCGATGAACCAGACCCACCCGGCCCTACCCTCTGTGTCCATGGCAGGCTTGAGGTGGCGGAACCAAGCACTCGGCTTCATGTCGCCGATCTCATCGACGACTGCGCCATCGATTGGAGCACCTTCGACGCGCTGCGGCTTCTCCATTCCGTACAGCTGGATGCGCACGCCGTTGATCAAGACGACCTCAAGCCTGGTCTCGTGTGGCTCCTTCAGCAGCGCCCACTTCGGGATGAGCTGCTTGACGTCCTCCCAGTAGATCTCGCGCACCTGCGAGTACGTCGGCGCGCAGAATATGAACCTGCCATTGGTGACGTGCGGATGCGTCTCGTGGAACTCGAGCGCGCACTTGATCAAGTACCTCTTAGCGAGCTCCGTCTTGCCGGAGCGTCGACCAGCGTGCACCGTGCGGAACCTGACCCTGGAAGTCCACAGCCGAGACTGCTCTGGATGCGGGTTGAGCCGCGTCCACCTCGGCGTGAGCCGAGTGGCTGCTTCCTCAGTCAGCTGCACCATGCTATGGATCTAGGTTGCGCTCCATGCAAGCATCTTCGTACGCGCCGTCTTGCTCCACGAGTTCCATGTCATCCATCAGAACAGGCTGGCCTGACGGGCCCGGTCGCTCCACCTTGACCTGGTGCTTGAGTATCACCATGCCAGTCTTGACGCAGCGAACTGGTGCAGCAAGCATCGGATCGTCAGTCCACTCTCCATTGCGCATGAACAGAGGGCCGTCGACGTGCCTGATGAGGAAATGCTTGGTCTTGTCGTGCGGCATGAGCTACTTTGCGTGATGGCCGTTGAGGCCGTTGGTGCCAGGCTCTCCCCCTTCCTCGACGCTCACGTCACGCGGAGGGAGCTTCATCACAGGAACAGTATCGCCCATCGACTGTGTCGCCTTGCGCAGGAGCATGGCGAACTCCTTGACTTCGTCTGCACCGCTCCCATTGTCAGTCTTCCTCTTGGGAAGCTTGATCGAGTGGAGCTGGTCGATGACGCGGTCAGCCATCTCGCGGTCCGTGTTCGCGACCTCCTTCTCGATGATCTCGACGATGGAGTGGATCAAGTAGTCCACTACCTCCATGTCGATGACGGCAGCGCTCGTCAGGTGGACGCGAGCTGCCCTGACTACCATGTCGCCGACGAACGACAGGGAGCTCCGCAAGCTCTCCATGGCTTGGATCTTCAAGCCTGTGCTCGCTTGGCTCGACGGATCGAGGCACGTGGCCTCGAACACTTTCATCGAGCGAGCTGTCAGCTCCCGCGCGAAGTCAACTTCTTCTGCCAAGGAGTGCCGCTCGTCAGGCGACTGCCTCCTGGCCTCCTCAAGGGCTTCCTTGAGTATAGGTCCTGCCCTCTTCGAGTAGTACCTGCCCATTCCTACCTTGAGTCGAGCCCGGCCGCCGTGCCTAGCGCAGTACTTCCTGCCTCTCAGCGCCCAGCGACGACATTGCCTGACAGGAACCGCAAACTTGCAGGATGCCTGGCACCTCCGCGCGTGCCCGTCAGGAGGAGGACCGCCGCGCTTATCGTTGCGGATGTTGGGGTCGACGAACCAACCCCAGTCGATGGCAGTCCTCGGCAAGGCACTCGTGAGCGGCTTCCGCGCCCCTTCACGAGCCTAATCTAATATATATTGAAGGAGGTAGTCCACACCGGGCGACGCCCGGTGGCTCTAACCCGTTATCCCACGATGTGAAAGGGACGCCAGAGTACTCAAGATCGCGTCCGCTTCGGTGTCAGCGACCACTGCAGGCAGCTTCCGCTCCTCGAGGAGNGCCTGCCGATGCTCCTTCCACCCACAGTGCGCAGCAAAGCTCGACTTGCTCACCCTGAACGTCTGCCTAGCATACTGCAAAGCTGGCCCGCACACGACGTTGCGGATCCTGGAGATGACGAACATGTCCTCATGCAACTCTGGAAACACCATCGTGAGCTCAAGGAGCTGCCACTCCGACAAGTCCCTGTACCGCGTCTCAATGCGCGAATACATCGCGATGCTCCAGCCGAGCGCGCCAGCGGCGTCTTGAGCCCTCATTCCGGCTCGCTCTCGCACGCGCAAGAGCGACAGAGGGTAAGGGAGCTCAAACCTGACGTCGACGTCTACGGGCGGCTGACTCGGGTATGGTATCGTCGGACCTGGCTGCGTCTGCGCGCACGAGACGCACGTGCCTGTCAGAGTCCACTCCGCGAGCTCGAGGCGGACGTGCAGGCAGTTAGGACACTTCCAGCTCACCGGGATGTACTTGAGCTTCGGGTGCGCGTTGTCGTCTTGGAACGGCTCGCGCACTTCCTCTAGCTCACAGACTTGCGAGGCGCCTTTCAGGCCCTCGTACCAGCTCCTCAGCTGTGCAGCTTCCACCCGGCGAGCATTCGCCGCCGCCCACTTGTCTCCACCCATCTCCTAACCTCGCTCATCAAGTGAAGTAACCGAAACCTCTCTCCCTGGCTCCTTCGCGCATCCTCTGCCGCGCAAGCTCTAAAGCGACGTCAGGCACCTGCGCGATCATGTAGTCGACGGTAACTGCTATGCCGCACTGCCTGCACTTGAACACTATCGCAGGCTTGTCCTTGGCGTCGTAGCGCGATATGGAAGTGTGCGAGCAGCGCGCTT